GCTGGAGGAGTTTTATCTGCCTGACTGTATTGCTGGGCAGCTAACGCTTAAGTCGAGTCGTGCCAGGGAGGGTATTGAGCATTTGCTGGCGGGGTATGTCGATCCTGGTTACAAGGGGCGGCTGACCTTGGAGCTGCAGAATGCGCGGACTATGCACCCGGTTCCGCTTTGGCCGGGGATGCGGATAGCTCAGCTGGTGTTCCACAGATTGTCGATGTTGCCAAGTAGGGACTACTCGGTGACGGGGCGGTATTACGGCGACACAACTGTGCAGGGATCGAAGGGATGAGTGATTCCGTAGATCATCCGATTCATTACAACAGCGGTCAAGTTGAGGTCATTGATGTAATTGAGGATTGGGTGAAGGCGGCTCCAGACGCTGTGGTTGGTGGGCTGCAGTGGCAGGTTATTAAGTACGTCAGCAGGGCGTGGCTTAAGAAGGATCCGCTGGAGGATTTCATGAAGGCTCGCTGGTATTTGAACCGGCTGATTAACAAACTTGCTTGTGCTCCTTACAAAGACTGATGACTGTTTCTTTTGTGCATTGCACGCTTGATGCGGAGCGGCTGATTGTTCGTATGGCCAGGGTGTCTAATCCTGAAAATGCGGACAACGACAAGACCGCTCCAAAGCTGTTGCGGTATTTGATTAAACACCAGCACTGGAGCCCGTTTGAGATGGCTTCGATGTGCGTGCAGATTGACACTGAGCGCGATATTGCTGCCCAGATCTTGCGGCATAGGTCGTTCTCGTTCCAGGAGTTTTCGACTCGTTACGCGCAGACTTCACCGGCAGAGATTCCACACCAGCGATTGCAAGATGCTACGAATCGGCAGAACAGTATTGATGGTGTAGATCCTGTGCGCCAGCAGCAGTGGGCGGAGACGATTGGGGAAGTGTTGTCTGACAGTTATCGGGTGTACCAGATGCTGTTGGATGCGGGTATGGCTAAGGAGACGGCACGTAGAGTTTTGCCGCTGTGTACGCCGACCACGATGTACATGCACGGTACTTTGCGTAGCTGGATCCACTACATTCAACTGCGGAGTGCGAACGGGACGCAGCTGGAGCACCAGCAGATTGCACTGGAATGTCAGCGGATTTTTGCGCGGCAATTTCCTGTTATTGCGGAGGCTGTGTTCGATGCAATGTCCTGAGTGTGGGTCGTCAAGGCTTGGTGTATATCGCACCTGTCATGACACGGCGGAATCAGTATTGCGCCAGCGGAAGTGTCTTATTTGCGGGCACAGATTCTTCACGGTAGAAGTGGAGTTGCCTGACGGAGCTGCAAAGCACGCGCGGGACAAAAAAGAGAAGATGCAACGGCTACCTGGATTTCTACGAGTTGTTTTCTCCTGATGGGCGCATCTAAGAACAGCAGGTTGTGTGCTACCTGCAGCAAGTCCATAACGGGCGCTCTTTACTGCTTCAAGTGTTATCGCTCCAGTGAGGCTGGTAGGGCGGAGTTACGGCTGGAGGCCATGCTCAACAGTTACAAGCGGTGTGAGGATGGGGGGTTGTGCCGCCAGTGTGTGCATTGGTATCACCGTTGCACGCTGGGGATTCCTGAGGCTGGCACGGTGATGGCGGAGTTGTGCTCGGCGCGGGAGGTTGACAGTGTGCTAGAGTGACACAGTACACGCCTGACCAGGCATGGAAATTCTCTTTGGCATTGAGCACCTTCCGACTTTGGAGGGTGCGACCACTGTTGCATTTGACGTTGAGACCACCGGGCTCCAGCCGACTTTTGGAGGGCTGCGGCTGCTCCAGTTGGCGACGTATGGGAAGACGCCGGTGGTCATTGACTGTTTTCAGCTGGACGACAACGACTGGATTGACCTGGAGGAGTTCTTCAGTGTTGAGCGCCGGTGGATCGCGCACAACGCTGTTTTTGATCTCGGGTGGCTCCAGGAGTATGAGATTTATCCGGCGGGCACGGTTCTTTGCACCATGCTGTCTAGCCGGGTGCTGACTAATGGGATGCCCAACCTCAAGCATGGTCTGCAGCATGTGGTGCGGCGGTATCTGAAGCTGGACATCTCGAAGGAGCAGCAGCGCAGCGACTGGTCGGGTGATCTGACTAGGGATCAGATGGAGTATGCCGCCAATGACGTGGTGGTTCTAACCGCACTGGAGCGGGAAATTGCTGAGCGGATGGCGATTGGGGGGCTGTACCCTGCGTGGTATCTGGAATGCAATGCGCTCCAGGCGATGGCGCAGCTGTGGAGGACCGGGCTACCGTTCAACAAAAAAGCGCTGGAGCAGTTGATCGAGGATCTGGACATTGAGCATAAGGAAGTGGGGGATAAGTTCATCGAGGATTTTGATGCCGCGTTACCTAAGAATTTCAAGCTGTACCGGGGGATTGACGGGCGACTGAAGTTCCAGACAAAGCCGGGGCCGAAGGGTAAAAAGCCGGATCCCCAAGTGTTTAACCTCAACAGTCCGGCGCAGCTGTTGGCCAAGTTTTCGGCTTTGCTAGGGCAGGCGCCAGTCGATCCAAAGACGAATAAGCCGAGTGCTAGTCGTGCTGCGCTGCAGGAGTATGTGGGCGATCATAGGATTATCGCGGATTATCTGCGCTGGAAGAAAGTAGAAAAGCGGCGACAGATGGCAGAGACGTTGTTAAAGAATGTGGCGAACGATGGGTATATTCGCGCCAGCTATTTGCAGATGGGAGCTGATACGGGGCGTATGTCGTGCATGTCGCCAAATCTCCAGCAGATTCCTAGGGACCAGCGGTTTAGGGCTTGTGTGCAGGCTCCAGCGGGGTGGAAGTTTGTGGTGGCGGACTTCGCGCAGATGGAGCTGCGGCTGGCGGCGGCAGAAGCTCAAGATGAGCTTATGACTCGGGCGTTCCAGGAGGGGAAAGACTTGCATACGATTACAGCGATGCAGATTTATGGGGTTAGTGAGGATGAAGTTACAAAAGAACAGAGGCAAATTAGTAAATCAGCCAACTTCGGATTGTTGTATGGAAGCGGTGCAAAAGGGCTCAGGAATTATGCGGCAACAATGGGAATCCAGATGGATCTTGATGAGGCGGCGGAAGTCAGGCAGAAGTTCCATGCTGCATATAAAGGGATCAGCAAATGGCAGCGTACAAATGCTGCACTTGCTGATGCGCCTGCGAAGAATCCATCTGTCGCCATCCGTGTTTCGGGGCTCCGGCGGTTTCTTCCGGGAGAGAATAACAAGCTCACCACGCGCTGCAATACTCCCATCCAGGGAGCTGGTGCAGCCGTGCTCAAACTTACGCTCAGCAAGTTGTGGCCTGCCCTTAGATCCGACACAGAAGAAGTTGTGCGCTTGGCCGGCGTGGTGCATGACGAAATCATTTTGCTCGTCGTAGAGGAACACACGGAGGTCTGGGCGCACCAGCTCCAGGCAGTGATGCAGGATGCAGAGGCTCGGTGGTTGGGGGAGATTCCGCCGCTGGCTGAGGCTAAGGTCGGGGATAGCTGGGATCAGGCCAAGTAATGCGGCAGGACTTCGAGTATCGGGTCAGGATGTACCGGCTTCATGGGCCGATGCTCGATGTCTTTGTGGTGGCGCCGGATGCGTTCCAGGCGCACCAGCAGGCACGGAAGGAGTATCCGGGGTGTGCGGTTCAGTCGATCATGCGAGTCTCAGAGTTGGACTCATGAGTCGCAGCCGCACGGGGAGGGAGCTGGTAATGGAGTGGCTCCAGCGGGAAATTCGGCTGGCGAAGACAGCGGATTTGCAGAGGGCGGCGGCTTTTTTGGAGTGGGCGCGGGCCGTTAGGAAGGGGTGCTCCAAGCAGAGGGGTGGGGCGCGGGTGGCGCAGTCGAATGCGTGGAGGAAAAGGGTGGATGAGGATGTGCGGTGGTAGGTCTAGTGTGTCGCAGTATGCTATTGTGTAGGAGATTAGATACGGGATCATGCCGCTGCGTCACGGACAGAAGGTGTACTGCCAGCTGCTGTTGGACATGCACAGATACAAGCTGGCCGAGGAACTGGCGGCACGAGAAGGGAAGAAAGTGACGGGGATGCTGCGGGAGATGGTGTATGCGGCGCTGGAGAAAAACCTGCCAGCATCGGACTACAAAGCAGCAGAGGCGGCTGATAAGGCGTCGTGGGCGGAGTCGGTGCAGCGAAGGGTGCAGGGAAGAATGCGCTCGAAGCAGCAGCCAGGTGTGTCAGAAACTGACGCATGAGTCCCAGTCAGATTTCTTCATAGTCTGGCTGGTTGGGCAGGAGGGGTAGTAGGGTTACACAGTAACCTGCTTTTTTGATTGTGACGCGCTACGTGGTGATGACCGGGGACCGCTGGGTCACGGCGGTTTACGGGCCGGGGAATGGTGTGGGGTTTACGCAGACCAAGGAGGATGCGTCAAGCTGGGTCACGTATGAGTGTGCGGTGGCGGCGGCCAAGGTTGTGATGCGCCAGGTGGATACGCCGGTGTTTGTCCACAGTGTTGAGGAGCCTGCGTTTCCGAGGTCGTGGAATTGATGGAGTTCTACGAAGTGCAGGTGTGGCTGGCGGGGCGTGGGGCGCTGCGCCAGCTGGTTAAGGCGACGTCGCTGGATCACGCGCTGGTGGTTGCGCGGTGCAAGTATCCGGGGAGTCAGGTGGATGTGCCGCCGCCTGTGGCGGGGAAACCTGCCTTGGTGCGGTCGCACACCAGCCCTAGTCTTGCGGCGAATGCACGATTAAAGGCGGCGAGGGCGAAGCGCATGAAGAAACCGGCGGCGTGGGCACAGAAAGCGTGGGCGCGTGTGCAAGCTGACCAGGCTAGGACCGATCTACTGGAGCGCCTCTACCTGGAGGATTCGCGGGATAAGCCGGGGCATCCGTTGCGCGGGTGCTACACCGGGTTGTACCAGCAGATGGTTGAACGCACTAGCGCAGAGCCGGTCTAGGCAGAGTCGCGGTTGAGGCCAAAACGTTCCGTGAGGTTGTTCGCGGCTTCGCGGATGGCCCAACGGCTTTTTGTTTGCTCCAGTTGGTGGAGGGTGTTGAGGATGAGGGCGGCTTCAAGAAGGCCCCGGTAGTCGCCGGAGTTGAAGCGGTCCACCAGCCACTTGTCGGTAGAGGCTTTGTTGAACTGGGATTCGAGGCTGTGTTCGATGGGATTCATCGCTACTTGGGGCGGACTTTGATGAACCAGCCGGTGTCGTTGCCATCGACGAGCCAGCGAGGCAGCCAGTTCTTGCGGGAGTATGGGATTTTTGCGCCGCCTTTGTGGCTCACGTAGCCACCGTTTACCAAGTTGGCCTCGCCGTTCGGGTCGTTGAAGACGAAGTGCGTGGGGGTGAAGCCGATGACGACGCTCCAGTGGCCGCTGCCGGTGGGATTGGAGGCGGTGCCGTGGTGGAGCCAGCCGACCGGGACGGGGTGGCCGCCGATGATCTCGTTTTCGAGGTCTTCGGCAGTGCCGTCCATCTCAAAAGTGGCGGTAAGGCCCAGCGCTTTGAGGGCAGCGAGCTGGGCCTTAGGGTCGGTGGTATCTCCGAAGCGGGCGCGGAGTTTGTTGTATTCGTAGTCGCCCGAGATTTTTCCGTAGTAGCGGGCCACCATGGCGCAGCTTGAACTAAAGCACTGGCGATAACCAGTGGCGCCATCGTCAGGGCCTAGCTGGTATTCATAAGGAACTTTGAGGATTTTTTCCTGCGGCTTGATGGCCGGATTAGTTCCAGCGTGCTGATCCATCAGGGCGATCAGTTTGCCCGCGTAGTTGGGGTCTGTTGCGTATCCTTCTTTGACCAGCCACTTAGCGGCTTCTTCGCGGTTGACTGCGTTGTTGCAACCTTTGTATTGTTTGTAGTCTTTGTACCAGTGGTCTACAAGGTATATGACGCAGGAGAGAAGATCGGGAAAGTCAATAAAGCTGTCGGTAATAGTGATCCACTGGTTATTGATGAACTCTTGGGTTTTGGTGTTGGTGCCGGTGCCTTTGAGGCCGAAGAAGTTGTTGCGGCCGGAGACGATTTTGCCGTAGCCGGATTCCAGGGCCCACTGGGCGGCGACCAGTTCGGGGAATTTGGCGCCAGCGACGCGGGCGGCTTCTAGAACACCTTCCCATGTATTGGGGAAGTTGGTTTGTTTGCCTGCAACGCTCCAGGTTTTGAACCAGCCCCGGTCGCGGTTTAGCAGGGTCGGGTCTGCCTTGAGGAGGGCTTGCTCCAGTTCGGTGATGGCCGCGAGCTGGTGAGGGAGGCCCTTGTAGAAGCGGAATAAATCCGCCAGGCGGACGGGAGTCGAGGCCATCGGGGTGCTGCGTTGGGGCAGGGGAGCGCTCAGCGGCGCTTTGGGAAAACGGCTTTGGCCACCATCAGCAGAGCTTGGATGATGCCGTTGGCGCGGATTCCGGGGTACAGGCTCAGGGCTTCGGAAATAGCGGCAACCGCGATAGCGATGGCGGCAGCTGTAGTGGGGTCCATGTGAGTAGGGAGGCTTCTAGAAGTGTAGCTGTACTAGACAAGAGCGCCAGCGCATGAACTGCTGACTGTCGCTACCTTTTGGGTAGCCACGCCTGGGTATGGACCATCAGATTCAAGATGGCGAATACTTAAACAAAAAGCAGGCAAAGTTAAGGTTTAGGCAAGATATTCTGTGGCGCTGGCGGAACAGGTGCGCTTACTGCGATTGTGATTTGGGCCGGTCTGCGACCTTAGATCATGTGGTGGCAAAGAGCAGAGGCGGTCATACGCATCCGCGGAATCTGGTTCCAGCGTGCTTGGCGTGCAATGTGCAAAAGGCCAGTTCGCCGTGGAGGGACTGGTTCAGAGCACAGGTGTTTTGGGATGAGCGACTGGAGGCGGAGATTGAGGATTGGATCAATCCGTCGGAGGTTGTGTAGGATCCCAGCCCATGCCTTCGAGGTACATGCGGGCGATGTATTCGTCTTCGGCGTAGCGGCAGATGCTGTTGTGGCAGGCGCGGTAGAAGATTTCGCCGCGCTCGTTTTCCAGCTGCTCCAGGGCGTATCCCTCAGGGTACGAGGTGGATCGGATGACGGGCATCAGGAGCGGACCTCTAATTTTGTTACGCGCTGTTCGACGCTGTTGAGGCGGGTAAAGGTTTCTTTGCGGTCGTCTTTGATGTCGGTGTGGAGCACTTCGAGTTGGGTGGCGATATGCTCCACTGCAGATGTGAGGCGTATTACCGCCTCTCGGGCTTCGTCGCTGCGGCGACTAAACCCCATAGCACCCATGGCCGCCACAGATATGGATGCGCCAGCGACGGCGGCAATCACTTCGATCATGGCGGCTGGCGCTACCTAAGTAGACTAGCGGCCTTGCCCACGAAGACGCTTCTTGCCGCGACGCTGTGGGCGGCTGTGTTGGCCGAAGCCTTGGCGGGTAGTTTTCGGCGGCCCCGGCTGATGGTCAATGCGGGCGGTACCGACCTTGGCTTTTACTGTCATGCCGTACCACAGACAAGGTAGGCAACACGGTGGGTTTTGTTGGCCATTCCAGAAGTAGAACTGTACCTAATTTTGACCGAATTGACTGTCAAGAAGTCTAAATCAATGGCGGGAAGGTTGTAACCAATGGTATCAGCAGTGTCCGCATCGTTAAATTGCACTTGGATAAAAGGATCAACAGTGCTTAGCAGACCACTAGGCCAAGTAACGGTAGCTTCGCGGTTACTATCTGTGGTTAGCAGATTTTGACCCATGATGAACACTTTGCCGTATTCGTCACAAGTAATACGGGCGTCGCCGGTGTTGTAAGAAAGGGCGTGCGTTTGACTAAAGCAGTTTGTCGCCCCAGCCTGTCTGGTGAAGATAGCTGGCTGGTTTGTGTATGTTGCCAAGACTGTTGCAAGCTCTTTGATGTTGCTGCTTTGCGACCCCACGTACATGCCGCCGCTGATATCGGCACTGGCCAGTTCTTGAATTGTCCAGCGCGTGGAGTCAATCACGCAGCTTTTGTTCGTCATCCCGGTCGTGCCGTTTGCAAAATTGAAACAGTATCCTTTGGTGCCCGAATAGCCGGAGATGGCGCCGACCGTAAAGAACACCACAAGTTCCGAACCTTTTGTAACTACGTTTTCGCAGTTAACGAACTTGAGCAGGTCGTAGTTGATGTTTTCCCCGGTAGGGACATTGCCCTTCTCGCCGCCATTGAAGAGGAACGTGCCGCCTTCAATACTTACGTTACTTACACCTGCTAGGTCAAAAGCGTAACCACTCAGCTCGGCGTTGCAGTTAATGAATTTGAACGACAGTCCTTTTTGTGATGTGTTTGTAGATCGCCAGATGTTATTCGTGTGGCTGCAGAAATGGTGTCCGCCGGCTTCGACCGAATCGAATACAATGCCCTCCAGGCCGTGCGTTTCGTCGGCAGTGATGACTTCTTGCTGCTCAGAACAAAGTTCAATGGCCTTTGCCCAGTAGTTCAACTGCATGTTCTTGAACTTGGAGTTGTAAGCACCGTCTACAGCTCCAGACGTGCCGGTTGCTTGGGATGAGTAAGTTGTCAGCTTTATGGCAACGCAATCGGTCGGTGGCCTTTCCGCGAAACTGTTTCGGCCAAGCATGGTGACGTTTGACCAATAGACACCCGTGGGGCCATAGATAATTGCACCACGGTTCCAGCCGTTACTGCCATTAGCGTTCCAGCCCATAACAAGAACGTCGTTCCATGTAGACGTGTATGGGCCGTTGCCTTCTAGGGCAATTACAAATGCTGTGCCGCCTTTGATGTCGGCTGTGCCGCCTGGAAGCTGTCCAGCCTTGACGGCGATGCCTTCTATGCTGATCGCCCTGGCGTAACTTGGAGTAATAAACCCCGTCTGCTGCGCTGGGGTAGTTGTGCCGCTTGCAACTGCAAAAGTAAATACAGTTGGGGATACCACGACGATCGTCTTTGGTCCCAAGAAAGCTTTAGGTAGAGCAGAAACAGGGCCTTTATTCAGTGGTAGGGAAATGGTACTGCTACTAAAACCGTGTGCATAAGTGCACGTGACTGTGCAGGTTGTACCAGCGACCGAAACGGTTACGGGATTGTAGTTGTGCTCAATGCCGTTAGCAGATGCGGTTGACTGTACGATTGTGGAGTGGAGTGAACCGTCTCCGATAATTTTGAAAGCTGGACCGGCCTTACCTGTACGCAGCGGAGACGTAATTCGATAGGTGCCGGAAGGGATGTAAAGGGCTTTTTCGGCGGTGGCGGCTGCGTCGATTGCTAGCTGCAGGGCAGCTGTGTCATCCGTCGTGCTATTGCCTGCGGCACCAAAATCTTTAGCGTTGACCGAATCCTTCAGTCTGCTATCAATCGTTCTGGCAACAGCTCCTGTACCAGCCTGTGTAAATGACAGTTTGCTAGCAACGATACCGGCACTTGCATTGACATCAGCATTAACAATGCTGCCGATGCCGGCCTGCAAATTAGCCGTATCCAGCTGGCCAATCGTGATCCAGGCGTTATTCGCTGCGTTGCGCTGCTTCAGCGTTGCGGGGCTGGTGCTGGTGTCAACCCAGTATTGGTAGGCGAAGGTGGTGCTAGGGGCCGATGCGCCACTGTTCTGGCTAACGATCGCAGCTAGTGCGTTGTTCAGGTCACCACGAAACGCCTGGCCAGACTGGTTGGCGATGTTGTAGTCGTGCTGAGCCATCAGATAATCTCCCGGCCGTAGCCGATGGCAGTGTAGGTGAACTGGCGGCTCACAGCGGTGCCGGCACTGTCCCTAAAGGTTACTTGGAATCCAGTGCGTGTCACGGTAGCTACTGAGAAGTAGTCGCCTGTGCCCATGTTGAAGCCGGTTACTCCGATGCTGGGGGCTTCATAGAAGGCATTGGCGAAAGTAACCGAGTAAGTGCCAGCGCCGCTGGTCAGCGTGGCTGATTGCTCAGTTCGTTGCTGCAGTTCGACCACGCAGCCGAGTTCGTCAATCAGGATGTTCACTGATGGGTCGCTGCTGCTGGCGATCGTTTTGAACTGGAAGCCTTGGCCGCGAACGATGGCGTTGGCAAATTCGCGCCAGCTGCTCCAGGTCGGGGTTCCTGCCGGGTTGTCCTGGGTAGAACGCACGTAAAGTGTGGCATTCACCGAGTCAAGGTTGCCTTCATCAATAAGCGACCACGAATCTATCAGCTCTGATTTATCGTCCCAGAGGCCGTTGACGAGATAGGCACGTGTTAATAGTCTGCGTTGCAGGTTTACGTCAAACACGCCACCCATATCCAAGGTTGAGCCGAACTCATACTCACCCGAATTGAGCACACTACCCACGCTGTCGATTGTAGTTAAACTGTCCCATAAACCCATATCATCGACAAGCGTTCCGGTGCTTATGGTAAGCGCATCTAAATCTGCGCTGTAAAACATATCGATAGAGTTACCGTTGAATGGCGGGGTTTCTTGGTCTTCAGCGTAAGTTTGAACAAGAAAGCGAGGTAGCGGCGTAGGCAAGTCCGCCACTATTAAGGTCGCGTTCAATGATTTACGCCCACCGTCATCCTCAAACTTAAGTAGGTATGTTCCCTCCAGTAGCGGAACTTGCTTTTGCGTTTGATTACCTGATGCCGCTGGTACGATCTCGATGCTATTTTCCCACGTAACGCCCGTAAGATTTGGCGTGTGGCGGATTAGTACCTTACCCCCGATTTTAACGTCAAGCTCCGTAGATGCCTCCCAGCTGATGATGGCACTGGCTTGGTCGATGGGGACTAGCGATACGCCAGTAACGTCAGCTGGTAGCCCGGTTTTTCCGACTACATTGAATGAGAGCTGCGCTGGCAGCACCGAAGATTTAAGGCCCGCATTAACGCTATATACTTCTACTTCGTAAATCCCCGGCGTAGTATCAAAAATTTCAAGATCTAAACGCGATTGTACATTTGTTTGCCAGTTACCGTATTTGACACGCCAACGATAACGGTACTGATTTATGCCAGATACAGCCTGCCATGTAACTAGCAGTTTGGAGAGCGCACGACCGTTGTTTTCGTAAAGCGTTTCGACGGCCTGCAGGTTGCTGGGTGCCGGTGGGATCTCGTTTAGATCGGTAATATCACGTTCTGTAAGTGCCCGACCACGTTCGATGTAGTCATATTTTGATGCGTTGTACGCCAACGCAGTGACCTGGTACTGTGTTTGGTCTTGCTCGGTTACGCTAAGTACACGCCAAGTAGAGGACTGTAGGTTTGATGTTTGGTAAATCCAGACACTATTAGGGTTAGGTGCGGCCGGAAAGGCTGAATCTAGCGTAAGTACGGGTCCAACAATACTTACTACTGTGCGTGAAGCAACCGTACCGTCTGGCAAAATTACCGACAATGCGCCACCGACTGGCGTTAGGTCAACTGTATTGTCCACGGTTACTGTATTTGTTGTCGCCGTTTTAAGCCGTCCGCCACGACGAGTGCCGGAGCGTACTGGATCACTGATTTCAATGATCTGGCCAGGGCGTACCAGCAAACCGGCGTCAACTGAGGCAGTAAAACTTACTACTTCAGACTCGTTTTGTTCGGAATACAGTAGCCATTCACCGATTCTTCCGGCTTGACTACGGCTAGTGCAAGCAAAGGCTGATATTTCGGTGGTTACAACACCGTACTTGGCAATCGCTGCTTGGTCTTCAACTACTTCGCGGGCAATATCACGCAGACTCAGATCAAGATAACTAACGATTACAACTGTTGGCCTAGTTTTCAGGCTGCCGCCGGAGTAGCTGAAACCTTCCTCTGACACGTTGGCCAGCGTGAACAGGTAGGCAGGGTCACTGGGCTTGTCTTGGCTGATCGTTAGTGCGCCAGTGCTCCAGTAGGGCATCGCCCGGAAAGTGGAGCATAGGTCATTGATCAGCTTGTAGGCTTCCTCTTGCGTCTGGATGTTGATATTGCAGGAGAAGCGTGGTTCGGTACCACCAAAGCCGTCTGGTACCAGCTCGTTGGCGTACTGACTGGCGGAATAAAATGCCCACTTGTCAAGACGGGAGGCGCTACCAGTAAAGCTTTGCTTTTCTTGGTCGGTAAGTATATGATCACCGAAGCCGTAGCGGGTTGAGGTGAGTAAATCCCAGAGCACCATCGCAGGATCACTGCACCATTGAGCAGCTTTCCAGGTGCCGTCCCACGTACCTGTGTAGATCAATCGCCCGGTAGTCGAGTCAACAGTGGCATTGGAGGGGATGCGGATTTTTATGCCACGAACTAAGTACGAACGACGTGGAATTGAATTGAACTGTTCGGCACCTATGCGTAGGCCAACTAGGGCGCTGTTAGGGTAACGCAGTTTTGCGTACACAATTTCAGTGTAACTAAGCCAACTAAAGGCGTTAACAATTTTAGAAGACGCGCCTCCTACATCTTGTTCAGAATTATCATTCGTGATGCGTGTAAGCTTGATATTGACTGGTTTAGCGCCCTGTAGATTTACTAGGTACTCGCGTTGATAGGCGTCGGCAGTTCGCCCGTTAACTGTATCATCTATTGCGACTGTGTACCCGCCTCCGGCGTATTGAACTGAAATCTGAAATCTAAAAACGCTACCGACAATATCCCCTTGGTCGGTAAATCTTTGCAGAGCAGGAATGTTTATTGTTACACGAACTGCATCGACCGTTATGTCTGAAATGGTACGGACTACCGGAGTTGATTGCTCTACAACAACGCCAACGCCGATCTCATCTTCAACTTCTGAGAATCCTGGAATCGCTGGCTGTTCTTGCGTACCATTGCGAGCGTACGCAATAACATTGTTAAAGTTGTAAATACCGTCTTCACCTTGAAGCGGGGTATTATCGATGAAAATTGATTTTGCGCCGTTCTTTAGTCCCTCAATTTCTCCTTCGCTGATTAAGTCAATTATGCTTGCGTACTGCGTTGAATTGAGGCCGTCGGCGGCTTCCGTAGGTGAATAGGTGGCTTGACTACCTCCGCCTCCCTTGCCCCCGCCACCAGCACTTCCACCAGCACCAACAATCCGTTTCATCCGGTTACCTGCACGGTATCGGTGCCCGCTGAGATCACAATAGATCCCACTAAGGTTTCACCATAGACAATCGGCACCGGAGTACCCTGACGACTTGTGTTCTGGATACCACTGAAGCTATAAGACTTGCGTGGATCGTTAGGCGAATCGGTACCTAGGGAGAGGCGGGGTGTGGGGGTAATTAGTTGTGAAACGCCGCCAAGGATGAGGCTGGCGCCGATGCTTCCGATACCAAGAGCTAGCGACGAAAATTGAGTGCCGAAAATTGTGGCGGCAACGCCGCCGCCAAGGCCGGGGAGTGCAATAGCCAAGGCCACTAATGCCACTCCCGCGATGATTCGGCCCGTGGCACCGGCACCAGTCACAACGGGAACGAATTTTATGATCTGCCCACCGGCGGGGTCGTGCAGCTCGTCTTCACCGAGGTCGTAGTCGCCAAGACTTACGCGGTAGTGCTGGTCCGCCATGTGACGTTCCAGGTCTGGCCAGTTGGCGAGCAGGAAGCGTACGGCCTCGGCGGCGCTGCTTACGTCGGCTTCAAGCACACGCTTGCCGATGAACTTCGCCAGGCGTCCGTAGAGCTTGATCTTACGCAGCATGGCGAAGTCTCCTTCCCGTGCATTTTAGTAGCCATCCGCCGTAGAGGTCACGGCTGCTGAGGCGGCCTTGGAGATGGTGGAGCAGGAGCTGGTCGCCAAGGTAAACGCCGACATGGTTGAGGCCGGTGCTATTGATTGCCATGAGTATGGCGTCACCGGGTTGCAGCTCCTCGTCGTCGCGTAACTCGCGGAAACCTGTGTCGCGCCAGCAGGCATCGAACATCGGGTCTAGGCGGAAGCTTTCTGCGTGCAGGGGGCGCTGCCAATCGCGTAAGTGGATGCCCTGTTCGGCGTAGTAGTCGCGTACCAGTGTCCAGCAGTCCGTTATGCCCCAGACCCACTGGCGGCCGACGAGCGGGGCAGTGTAGCCTTCAGGCTTGCATTCGCCCCACGTTTCGGTTTTGGGGTTGACGACGTACCAAGGGAGATTCGTTTTTTCGCAGGCCAGACGGTCCGCCTGGGACGGGAAGGGAGGCGTGGTTGGGTGACTGTGGATGATTGCAGTGATCTCGCCCGCATCCTCGGCAGCGGCGTAGTCGGCGGGATCGAGGGCGAAAAATTCGTCTGGATCTGTTGCCAAGTTCTTACAGGGCCAGTAATGATCGCGGCCTTTTACGACGACCAACAGGCCGCACGCCTCTTTAGGGTCTTCCGCCTTGGCGTGCGTTAATGCTGCATCGCGCCAGGGCATGTCAACCACCTTACGCGAAGAACGCTCCAATGCCAGGGAATGAGCCGAACGGAAGCTCCGCAGTTGCTCCAAAGCGTGCCTTGCAACTGCTCAGCCGCTTACCGCAAACATCGAGCACCTGACTGTTCACACCTTGATCAGATTCGTCGAAATAAACAACGCTGTTTAGATAAGGGTAAGTGGATAAGTAGTAAGTGGCATTAAACCCGCCCCCGGTATTACCTTGGCGTCCTTCCCATATTCCATAGTCGCGGTAGTGCTGGTTTGCAGTAGAAAGAGTATAAAGAGCCGCGACGTCTGGATAGGTTGCCAGATAGTATGTTGCGTCGAACTGCCCCGTGCTGTTGATGTTCAGATTTTCTGTGTAACCAAATGCGACGTAGTGCTCGCGTAATGGCCTTGCTGCGGGACCGGTCGGGGTGTAACCGCATTCAGCTGACTTGTAGACCCACTGGCAGATGTTGCTGATGCACTGGCGCTTTGGTGCGCGAACGCCGGCTAGGTCAAATGCCGCGCATAGCTCTAGCTCAACAATGTCGCGTGTTTCAACAGACTTACGGTCCACGTAATAGATTTCACGCGGAAACTCAGCTGTTGGATCTGGGGTGCCGTAAGGGTTGACATTACCGGGAAAGTTGGCGGCGTCCAGGTAACGGGCTAACGTGCGGATGCGCGTGACCTTGGCGCCTTCAAGCCCTCTGGGTAATCCCAGCATGATGGCTGTGATTGTGCCCATGATGTTGCTACAGCGGATCCGTGGTCGCGGCAGCGTGCCCTTGCCTTCGTAGGAGAAACCATCGGCTTCTACTGGAAACTGTAGATAGGTGTTACCGACCCAAATGACCTCACCGCTATTGTTTAGGTTGGTGCCGGCGTGGAAACGGTAAATATCGGCGGCGCCGTGTTGTAGTACGTTGAGTTGTAGTTCAAATAGCTCGATGACAGCGCTGGGCGCTGCTAGTTGTACTTCAGTTTCAAGTTGATAAAAGCCGTCACCCTCGGCGTAGCCGGTGTCCCAGTATCCAGGGACAACATACGGGGTGGTGACGGCCATTGTTTATCAAGCCCAGGGGAGGCCGGATGCCTTGCTCGGCGCGTGCTGTTCATCCAGCTGCGCTTGCAAAGCAGCTTCAATCTCTGCGACCTTTTCCTCGGTCAGCTTGTCTTTGACCCAGCCGATCAGGATTTCAGGGGTCAGGTCGGAGAATGGAGTCATGTCGCCTTCAGGGCGCTCAAGGCCAATAGATCCGTAGGCGCCGGCTGAGTATGTGTCGTCTTTGGCGTCCACCGTGTAGTGGACCGCAAACACGAAACCATCAGCGGTCTCCCGCTCAAGGTTGGCGATGTTCCAAGTGAAGGTGGCGGTCATTGAGGAAGAATCTCCGTTGGTGAGGTCAGGTCAAACGGTAGGTGACCCATGTGGTCGCTGCCGTTCTGCGGGAAAGGAAGCGCTGTGAGTTGTTGGCAGCAACAGTACCGGAGCCCACGACGGTGTGGCCGGCGCCGCCTTGGACTGTCACAGCGTTTGTGGCGCCTGTGTTGATGACGCTCCACTCAAAGGCCATGTTGTTGTAGAGGCCGAAGAAACCGCCATCCATCAGTGTGCCAGTGGGCAGTGTCATTGTGACAGCTGCAGCAGTGGATGAGGTGATGATCTTGGCAGTGAGGTTGGCGACCGTCAGTGTGGCGGTGGTGTCTACGGCTGCCGGTGCGGGCTGGTTGTAGATGACGGTGCCGCCGTTGGAGATGCGGAGTTGCTCAGTAGCCGATGAAGCACCATCAGCAGTAGTACTGAACACCAAACGGGCTGGCATGTCGTTGGTGCCGGGGGTGCCGTCTACTTGGGCGCGAATATTGGCGCCGTTTGTCATGTTTGCGCCGTCGTAGCCGCTAAAAGTAAAATCTCCTAGGTTATCGTCGGCAGCGACAATGGTGGGGGATGCGCCGGTCCCACGTCCTTTTTGAAGATGGAGTCTAGAGCTATTACTGTCCGCCGCCCATCTCGTAATTGACTGGGCAGCTTCTGCATCTGATTCAATTTGCAAAAGTGAATTAAAACTATTGGTACCAATGCGCGAGGGCCTGTTACTACTCGTCCCCACCAGCAGCCTGCCCGAGGAGTCGATGCGGGCGCGTTCAATCGTCGGATTTAGAAAAACAATGCTGCCGTTATTAGTACCAATGTATGAACTATTAGCTGAATCAGTAAATTGTACATACGATCCGGTGCCTGTTGATAATGTCTGGATTGAAGTATCTGCACTTGAGCTAACACTTAAGGTCCTGCCAGGATTTGTGATGCCAATCCCTACGTTGCCGTTGGAACTAATCCGCATCCGCTCAGTAGGCGATGCGGCCCCATCGGCCGTGGTTTTAAAGACCAAACGACCCGGCAAATCAGTGGTGTCACCGCCACTAAATGGCGTACCATCAACCAAAGCCTCTATAGATGCTGCGATATTGCTCAGGTCAGTGCCATTTGCACCAGCAAAAACAATGCTGCCCAAGACGTCATCTGCTACTACAGCCGTTGAACCACCGATTACGCCAGCGCGAGATTTTGCTAAGACAAAGAAAGGCCCTGAGGGATCAGCTTTATTTCCTACTGCTGTGAACGAAGCAATGTCGACAGTTTCAAAAAGTACCTGATTTGTCGTAGCCCCGAAGTTACCCCCGGCTGCGCGGGTGCTACTCGTCCCCACCAGTAGCCTGCCGGAGCTGTCGATGCGGGCTTGTTCTGCTCCATTTATTTGAGCGATAAAAGGTGCTGTTGCTGCAGCAGAATTTAGCGTGGTTGTGCCTGCGCTGCTGATAATAAGTCTTGATACTCTCCGATCAGTTGAACGGTCGCCAGCGGGCGTTGTAGCAATAATGGCGCTGGATCCGCCAGTGGTTAAATGCTCTATAAATAAATGGCCATCTATTGTGCCCAAATTATTACTAGCATCAAAAAAGCTAGTGGTTGTAGCAACAGAGCTGTCGTTGTCATTTCTAACGTTAATACCCGCAAAAGTGGAGGCTTGTTGTATTCTGCACGTTCCATTAACATTTAACGTCGAAGCAGGGCTACCCGTGCCAATCCCCACCCTCCCACTGGAATTAATCCGCATCCGCTCAGCGCCACCCGTGCTCAGCGCCAGCTGGTCCGCGCCGGGGCTGTAGATGCCGGTGTTGGGGTCGCTTACGAAGCTCCACGCCGGTGCCGCAGCAGTGCCGAGGCTGACAGCCTCGACCTGGCCGGCGGCGTCAATCCGCAGCCGCTCAGTGCCGCCCGTCGTGACCGATAGCTGGTCCGCGCTTGGGGAGAACAGGCCGGTGTTCAGGTCGCCCGTGATCGTGACCGAAGGCGCTGCAGCAGTCCCGGCTGCCACCTTCACCTGCCCAGTGAACGTCGGCGCGGCGGTTTCCGCCTTGTCCGTGTTCAGGTTGGTGAAGTTGGCATCAACCTCCGCGTGGGTCAGAGGTGTACCTTTTGCAGCGCGGGTGGTGATGCTTGCCATGGGGGTGCTCTCGTAGGGGCAGTCTAAGGCTCGAACACTTGCTTAAATGTCACTTCAATTTTGCTGCGCTCAAACTCAAATAGTTCACGGGTCCAGGTAGGGCAGATCCACCTGTAGCTGGTTGTTTCGTTTGGTGGCGTCCACCCAAAAGAATCCGCATCTGCGGCACGCGCATCTAGGAATGCTTCAATGATGTCGGCATCATCGTCGCTAACGCTAAAAGAAAGCCGCCATTCTTTCGGGTTTTGATTGAGCCCAAAGGTGATGCGCTGTTGGTAACCGTCCCCGAATTGTGCAGTGCGTACCTTAGGCTGGCTGGTCTTTGCGGCCGAGTATGTCGGCTTGTAGCTGGGGAAGTCGGCCATTACACCAGTAAACCTCCGGGGCGTTTTTGTTTGATGAGTTCCTGCTGGACTGCGGCGGCGATGACGCGACCCAGCTGGTTGCCCTGTTGATCGTCGCCCTGTACTTTACTGCCGCTGGCATCGACGTTCACTACGACACTGGTGCTGCCGCCGCCCAGCTTGTTGTTAGGCACGATAGTGCCGCTACGGCCAGGCACAAATAGTTCGGGGCCGCGTTCGCCAACGATGTAGGGCGAGCCACTGGTTACAGGGCCGCCGGCAGCTCGCCTACCTAAACCGCCCGTAAGGAAGCTGAAGAAACCCTTACCATCGTCGCCTGCAAGTAAACCAAGGCCGGCTTGGAAGAGGACGTTGGCCAAGGCATTAAGTGCGTTAGTCAGACTATCTGCCCAGCTATCTGTGCTGAAAATGAGTTGCTGGAATACATCGCCAGTCGTTTGCCCGACTTGGTTGATGGTGTCTTGGATTTGCTTTTGAAGGCTGACTTGCCGTTCAAGTTTCTGGTTTAGTTCGTCGGCTACTTCTACAGTGTTGCGGGCATCTTCCGCTGAAACGCCTTGCCTAATGAGATCGTCGATGGCAAGCTGGAGTGTGTATTCACGCTCTTTACCTTGCAGTTTTGCAGCGAGCAGGTTGACTTCTGCCTGGGCTTGTCCGAGCGGATCGTCACTGCCCATAAACTTTTTGATGTTATCCTGCATCAACTTATTTGCTTTTTCTTCTGCGTCTACGAGTTTAAGTTGTAAGTTTAGAGAAATGCTTTTCGCTTGGAAGCGGAGCTTTTCCAGTTCATTTACTTTTGCTTGTGCGGGAAGTTCTTTGTTAGCCAAGATGTCATTTCCTTTGCTACGAATTTCTAGAAGGTCTAGTTGTGCTTGGCGTGTAAGTTCCAGTGCGGTGTTTTCCTCTTTGCGTGCAGTAATTAGACGTTGTTCGATCTTGAAAGCTTCCTTTGCTACATCAAGACTTCTTCCGCTTTTAGCGATAAGCTCCGCAGCCCTTTCTGCCTCCTTGCGTGCTTTGTCTGAAGACTTGTCGGCTTTTCCCGGTAGTTGCCCCAAGCCTGAGACGTCAATTCGTTTGATGGGCGCGGGCGTTTGGAGGGTGCCCATAGCCTTGCTGCGGAGCTGGTTGTAGCGATTGAGTTGCTCGGGGGTTAGCTGACCGGTCGCTCCAACGGCAAGGGTGTTGTTTTGTACTAGGGCTTTGCCTGCGCGGCCGCCCATGCGCTGGGAGCGGAGTTCGGGGAACTCTTTGACGAGTTGGGCGCCGGCCATGGCGGAGGCGGCGACGTCTGTTTGGCTGCCGCCGCTAATCATCCGGGCAACGGCTTGGACGCCTTGGGCGGCGAGGTTGATGATGCCGGCGATCTTTCCGGCGAGCCACTCCAGTGCCGGAGAAAGCGCGGTGACGATTGCCCCAGCGAGTTGTTGGAAGGCGCCGCCGAGATCTTTGGTTGCGGTGCTTAGTTGGGTGAAGCCGTTGCTGGTTTTGGTGGCGGCAGTTACGCCCTGATTACCAACTTCGACGAGGGTGTCGGTCAAGTCTTGGACGGAGATTTTGCCGTCCTTGGCCATTTGCAGCAGGGCGCTGCGGCTGACGTTGTATTTGTCCGCCAAGGCCTGTTGGATTGGGATGCCTTGGCTGGTTAGTTGGTTGAGAGTGGCTTGAGATACCTTGCCGGATTCGAGGGCTGAGGTAAAAGCGTTGGTGACTTTATCAATGGTGCCACCGTATTTTTCGGTGAGCGTGCTGACGAGTTTGATGGCTTCGGCTTGGGCGTCGATTTCGAGTCCCAGGCCGCGAATGTTCTGGACGGATGCTTGGAACTTGTCGAATTCGCGGCCGGCTTGTTTGAAGGCTGTTTCGAGCGTGCGCGTTTGCTCGGCGGAGAAGCCGATGTCTTGGCCCAGCTGTTTGACTACGTTGCCTTTGGCGGCGATGTCGCCAAGGATGGTGCCGACGAGGCTGCCGGCAAAACTGCCGCCTGGTCCGAGCAGTCCGCCGGCCAGACCGCCGATGGCGCCACCGGCAGCTGCTCCAGCGCTTTGGCCGAACAGCAGCGGGAAGGCACCACCGATTGCCGCGCCGCTAACGGCGCCACCAAGCCGGCTGGCGAGTCTGCCACCTCTTCCGCCAGCGGCGGCGCGTAAAGCTGCGGGCGATCCGGGCATGTTGACTGTACCGCCGATAGGGGATGCGGGGCCTCTGCCGGGACGAATGGGTGCGGCCTGCGGGCCTTGGATACCAAAACCAGCATCCGCAGTCGCTTGTACGCGGCGGCGATTAGCTACTTCTTGAGCGATTAAACGCTCTCTACGCGCTCGGGCGTTATTTTCTAGTTCGATCGCAGTAACAAGTGCTTTTACCGCAAGAGTTTCCTGTTGTGTGCCAGCTGCAGCTCGGTTAAGTGCGCTGGTGGCTTTGTTTACAGCACGGCTATAGTTTTCCATGCTAGCTACATTAAAACCGCGCCCTTCAAGTAACTTTGCGTTTCTATTGACTACGTTAATAGAATTGTTTAACCTGTTTACACCTTTAATAAGGCCGTCAATTTGACGCCCGCCGCGCACAGCAATCTCAATGTCGGCGGTGTATTTGGCCACAACTCGGGTTTAGTGGTACTTCAGTTTACGCCGTAAAAAAGCCGCCGGGTTAGCGGCGGCGTTTGGCGTTGTCGATCTCCCTCTGTTGGTCTTCGTTGAGGATGCTGAAGTAGGCGCTCCAGCCGAGGAGTTCTTCGGCGGTCATGGTGTTGCGGACTTCGCTCAGACTCAGGCCCAGCTCTTTGGCGACGCCAAATTGGAGCATGAGCCAGTTGTCTTTGCGGAGTTCGGCGCTCAGGGCTTTGGGTCGATGGGCTCGGCGTCGTCGGTCAGGATGGCCAGCATCAGGGTTTGGAGGTCTTTGTCCTTGACCTCGTTCTTCAGGACGTCGATTTCGCCGGCACTGAAAAGTTTGGCGCCAGATTCGTCGAGGGCTTTGGTGATGAGGAGTTGGAGGGCGAAGGCGTTGGCGTCGTCAGACTTGGCCTGCTTCTGGGCGCGTTCGCGTTCGGCCATCGTCAGCGGCGTCACCCACATCTCAAATTCGCTGCCATCGGAAAGTTCGATGGTCTTTTTGGTGGGCTCCAGGTTGGCGGCCTGTTTAAGGCGGTCAATGGCGCGGACCGGAACGGGCATAGAGGTTGGGTGTTCTCGATCTAGTGTAGCGGACTAGAAATAAAAAACCCCGGCGGGGAGGCCGGGGTGCTGAATCTGACTGCGCCAGCAGATTATCAGGCGGTGGTCAGGAAGTCGAAGGTGGGGGTGGTGGCGGGGCGGAAGGCGATGTCGATGCTCTGGGCGTTGTCAGGATCCACCGAGAGGGCGGCGCTAGTGAGGATGGCCTCCAGCGTGATGGAACGGCTCTTGGTTTCATCAACGGTGCTGCCGGTGATGATGCGGTTGGTGTACAGCTTGAAGGCTGCACCGCCCTGCTGGCGTTGGAGCACGTCTTCCACCATGCGGTTGGCCACGGCGAAGTCGTCGTCGGCCATGTACACAGTGCAAGTGCCGTTGCCATCGCCAAAGCCGGAGATGTAGCTGCGGAAAGGGACGTACTGGCCGGGGGTTTGGCCGATGGTGGTGACGTCGATTTCAGCGCGGCTGATGTCGAAGTTCCAGCTGCGGACCTGGCCCACAACAACGAAATCGGCGTAAAACACCTCGAACGTGTTGGGGCTGACAGCCGTACCTTGGGTGGTGATCGTGATGACCGTGCCGCCGAGGGTGGCGGAAACCGTCAGGGCGCCGGTGGCGGCGTTGTAGCCGATTACGAAGTAGGTGGTACCAGCGACTACACCGGCAGGGAGTGTGCCGGTGGCAGTGCCGCCGGCTTGGTTGACGACCCGGAAACGGACGGGATCGCCAACTTTGAAGTTGAAAAAGCTGCCGACGTTGAAGATGGCGCCAGCAACGGTGACGTCGGTGGGACGGAAAGCTGCAGTGGTGCCAGCGGGTTTGTAGTAGAGGGCACCGGACGTGCCGGACAGAACGGTGGTGGCCATAGGGGCGTACCAGGAGGGCGGGGTTCGGGGCGGGCACTGCCCGGCTTAATACAGGTTAGCGCTTGTGTGAAATCTGATCTACGTCAACACTGTGGCGACGTAGGAGGTTTCGATACGTCCCACAAAATGCGGGGAGTCTTCTGTGCTGGAGAATGTTGGGCCGTCGATAGTTCCAACGCGAAAGAATACGCCGGTGGCGGGTTTGCCGGTGGCGTTCAATGTTTCAAGTACATCTACAGCGGTGGTTACAAGAGCTTGGGTGCGGGCGGGGCCGCGGCCTTTTTCCGTGAAAATGCGGATAACAACGGCGCCACGCGCGTTGTCCACGCTGGAGGTAAGCGTGGGATCGTTGGTAGCGCCGAAAGTAACATTGACGCGGACGTACTCGGTGGTGGAGTTAGCTGGGGCGGCTGTGATGTTGTCGAAGTAGACCGGTACTGCGGGTACCAGTGAGCCGAACGCGGAAAGCAGCGGATTCTCAACGGCGGCGCGAATGGCTTGGTAGTTCATCGGCGGGCCTCGCGGAAAGCTTCATCCATATACAAACGTATCGTGCTATCTATCTGTTTTCCTCGTAGATAGGTGGTGTACCAGTCAAGTTCTGCCGTACGTCGATTGGGGCCAGTCCCTGTGTTTGGTACGTCGCCTCGAATGCCAGAGCGTCGAATACCTTGTACAGCCGCTTTGCGGGGTTCAAAACCTGGGTATCTAAAGGATCCTTCGCGCAAGTCAAGTGCGACATCGGCGTAAGGCGCGGTGTTAGTTATGCGGTACTTGACCTCGGGTTTGAACTTGACTTCGTTAGGCAGAAGTACGGGGGCGCGTAGAGGTATGGGGAGGTCTGCCTGTCCTGCTCCGGTTACGGTGTTGCTCGGGCTGCTGATTTGCCAAGAGTTGGAAAATTTGCCGCTCCAGATGGGGCCTTTGACTTGGAGGTCGCGGACAATCGCTTCGGCGCTCCGGCCCATGCCAATAGCGATAGGAGCAAGGGCTGCTGCTTCAAGATCGCGGATTAGGTTTTTTAGAGGCTTAAAGACCATTACTGGGGCCTCACGATGAGGGTGTGGTAGATGGGGTTGTCGCCGCGATAGCTGGTGACGGAGAGGATTTTCGCCTCACGGGTTGCTCCAGCCTGGGGGTATTGGATGCGATCGGCTTCGGTTGGGTAGTAGCCGCCGAGTTCCGCGGCGCCGATGATGATGCGGAGGTCGGTGGTTTGGTATAGACCTTCGGATTCGCGTGAGTTGAGGTTTGTGATGAGGCCGCGAACGGTGATAGATACGTCGGCACCGTTGACGGTCCCAGTCGTGGGGTTGTAGTCGCGGGGGGTGGAGGTTTTGATGAACGTCAGCGGTTGGCCCCAGTCCGCTAGGAGAGCGGTGGGGAGGGCGGCGAAGGTGTCGTCTACGAGGCTCATGTCAACCTCTGAATAGGCGGACGGCGTGGTTGCTAGCGCCGCCCATGCAGTAAGAGCCGAGGTAGGACTGGAGCCAGGGGTAGACGTCGAAGACGTTGTTGATGACGCCGGAGGTGGTGGAGCTGGATTTGTATTTGACCTGGAGGTCGCCTAGTTGCACTTCGTCGTAGATGCCGGTTGTGCCAGTGCTGCCGGTGATGGCGTTGGTGTCGTTGGCGAGGGCGCGGGCGAGTTCGTAGGTAGCAACCTTGATACCTTCGGGGATCAGGGTGCAGGCGAGGTCAACGCCGTCGACGGTGTAGTCGTCGCGGGGCCATTTCAGGGCTTGGGTGGTGGTGCAGCGGTCGCCGTAGAAGCTGAGGCCGTCGATCCAGCGGGTGGCGGAGATCAGGGCGCGGTTTTTGGCGTCGGTGCTTTTGTCGATCCAGTCGCTGCTGTCGGGGACGGTCTCGAAGTAGGTGTCGGCAGCAGCCAGCGTCACATAGCTGTTAGCCGAGGCTCCGCTAAGAGTGGCGTCAACGACTGCAGGCACGGTCAATAAAGCCTTTGTTTGAGTCTACTGCGCGTGGGGCGGGTGCTTGTTTTGGGCAGGATGCTGGCGTGATAGACGGTGCCGCCCTCCAGTTCGATGTCGGCGGCGCGTTCTAGGTGTTGGCCATAAGGGACATCCTCGTGCCAGTGGCGACTATCCTGTAACACGTAGAGACGTACCATGCTCATGCCCGCTCGCAAGTCAACTGAGGCCAGCGTAGAAGCCGAGGCCCAGAAAGAAAATTCTGCATTGCCTAGTAATGCAGTGAGGAAGTTGGAGGAGGTGGCGCTGGAGGTGCGGCGGCTGCAGGTCGAGGAGGGGCTGGGTACGCAGGAGATTTCTACGCGGCTTCAGGTC